AAAGTGTTAAAAATGCAATAAAAGAGCCATATATAGAGTGAAAATGTGTGGGTATAATTCCCCTCATCTCCATAAAAAAGAGCCGAAAACACTTGTTTTTCAAGGTTTTCAGCTCTTTTTTGTTACTCTCTGGTACTAATTCGGTACTATTATTTTTCCGGCGCATATAATTTCTGCAGTTTATCAACAACTTCACTCTGCTTAGATGGGAAAAGGTGAGCGTAAATATTTAAGGTGGTTGTTACGCTTTCGTGTCCTAAACGCTCCGAGATCAACAGAGCGGAAAAACCAAGCTCGATCAACAGTGAAGCATGAGAATGGCGCAGATCATGCACACGAATCCGTTTTACACCGGCTGTAGCTGCTTTATTGTTTAATTTCTTACCGTAAGACGAGTGAGCCATAGAAAACAGCCTAGTGTCATTATCTGCCTTGTATATGCGTTTTATATAGGCCTGCAGGCATTCCACAAGAAACTCCGGTATATAAATATCACGAATAGATTTTTCTGTCTTAGGCTTGGTTGTGACATCCTCACCCTTTATTTTGTGGAATGTCTTGTTGATAATTATTTTCCCTGCTGCCACATCAACGTCAGCGACCGTTAGAGATTCCAATTCACCGATACGCATACCAGTATAGTATAAGACCATAAAAGCCGTATAATGCGGCTCTGACACGTCAAACACAGAAATAAACTGGTCAAATTCTTCTTTTGTCCAGAAGTTCAGGCTTTTGTTTTTCTTTCCAACTACGTTCCCGGCGATCTGGCAGGGGTTCACCGTCAGACCGTAAAATCTCACTGCATAATTGAATATACTTGAAAGCTCCGTCACAAGGTTCTGCATATAGCCGGGAGAAAGCGGCTTATCGTGCTGTCCTGTGGCGTTTTTTAGGTCCGTCTGCCATGATCGTATATCTGCTGCCGTTATGCTGTCTGTCGGCTTATCTTGGAAATATGGCAGTATCCAGTGAACAATGCGGCTCTCCTTTGTCCGGAACGTTATCTGCTTCATGTGTTCTTTCTTGTCCTGGAGATACAGGGCAGTTAGGTCCTTAAAGGGCAGTGATGGCTGCGCCGATAATTTGACAAGAAAATTCTGTTCCCATTCCTTAGCATCTCTTTGGAGCTTAAAGCCACGCTTTTTCTTCTGCTTTTTTGTCCCGGTGTAATCCGTATAATAAAATTTACAGTACCAGGACTTTGTTTTTTCGTCATAATATGCTGGCATTTATCTATCAATCCTTTCTCTGCCGGGCGGGGCGTGAAAAATGATTGAATGATAATATTGCGGCTCGTCATTGTGACGAACGTACTAGAATAAATCTAGGTCGTTTCCCAAAATTGGGAAAATCTAGGGAGTCGGAAAACACGACACCCTCAAAGGTCGGAAAACACGACATTGTGTCGAACGTACCAGATCTATCTAATTCCATTCATTAGAATTTTTCATAATATCATCAGCGTTCTTTTTCTGATCCGGTGCAGCGTTTAATACTGGTGCATCGTCTTTTTTTCTGTATTCTGGAATCTTGGCCAAGAGTTCCACCTGTTCGGCTGCCTTTTCTTGTCCTTTGCTATTTAGTTTGGAAAAGGCTTTTCTGGTTCTGATTTCTGCATCAGACATAGATACATCATAACCATGTAAATGCAAGCGTTCGAGTTCTTCTAATTCCTTGTCATTCTGTTCTAATTCCTTTTCCTGTTCTTCTGTCAATGGTTCTGTACCAAATGTCAGCAAATCAAAAATATCAACTTTTAGAGCGTCTGACAGTTTTTTGAACATTGACATGCTGGGGGTTCTCTTTCCGCTTTCATATTGTCGCAGAGTAATAGTTGCAATTTCACATAATTCGGCAAGTTCTTTTTGTGTATATCCCCGTTCCTTTCGTACTTGCTTTATTTTTTCACCAATATGATTCATAGTACAACTCCTTTTTTCTTTTTAGTATATCATAAAAAAATAAAAATAATAGATTCAAAATGAATATTTTTTTACTTGACAGATTCAAAACGAAGCGTTAATATAATGATAGATTCAAAATGAATCACAAAGTGAGGTGAAAACGAATGAGACTGAATCTTGAAAAAGTAAAGTTGCTTATGGCCAGTAATTGCCTGAGCATTCGGGGATTATCGGAAAAATCTGGAATCAACTATATTACTTTGGTTCCATATCTGAACGGCAGCAGAAGCCCGAAAACGGAAAAACTTGGCAAGATTGCCAAAGCGTTGGGCGTGGATCCAGCGGAAATCATCGCAACAGAAGATTAAGCACCCGGGCGGGGCGTGAAAAGTGATTGAAAGGAGTGAAGCACTATGAGACAGGTATACGGAGCAAAGGAGCTGTCCGACATCCTTGGAGTATCAGAAAGTAAAAGCTATGAGTACATCCGGATTATGAACAGCGAACTAAAAGAAAAAGGCTTCCTGACAGTGCGGGGCAAGGTTCCGGCGGCTTATGTACAGGAAAGATTTTTCGGAGTGAAAGCAGGTGATCCGGCTTGAGCAAAAAGCGAATGTTTCCAATCCTCTATATGCTTCCAACAGGAAAAGAGAACGCTATCACAACGGAAGAACTTGTAAAGCTATCCGGTTGCGGATCAGCGAGAGAACTCCAAAAGCAAATAGCGTTTGAGCGTGAGCATGGGGCGCTGATTTGCTCCGGAGCTGGTCGGGGATATTGGAGACCAAAGGATTATAAAGAGCTGCTGGAGTTCGTCCGGATCATGGACGCAAAGTCCCGGAACATCCAGAAAGCGACAGAGGGCGCAAAGAAAATTTTATTACAAGGAGATATAGAAGAATGAGTGAACCAAAGAGATACTTTTGGTTGAAGCTTCCAAACACATACTTTAGCCAGTTGGAACAGAAGAAAATGCGCAAGCAGGAACACGGGAAAGACATGCAGATTATTTATTTACGCATGATGTTACTTGGCATTGATAAAGGCGGTCGTGTTTTTTATCAAAATGTATATGACACCATTGAGGAAGAACTGGCAGAAGAATTTGACGAGGATGTGGAGCTTATCAGAGAAACAATACAGTATTTATTAGATAATAGTATGGTCAGTCTTGAAGATGCGGATATATGTATTCCAGAAGCAAAAGTTCTTACAGGGAGCGAGTGTTACAGTGCGGAGCGTGTCCGGAACTATCGGAAAAAACAAAAAGCGTTACAATGTAACACTGATGTAACAAATAGTAACGGTGATGTTACGGTATGTAACGAAGAGATAGAGAAAGAATTAGAGAAAGAGGGAGAGAAAGAGTTAGATTTTGTTTCTGCCGACAATAACGGGGTTAATGTTAGCAAAAACCCAGTTAATGCAGACATTAATAAAAACGATAATTCTTTGCCTAAGTGGGAACCACTTAAAAAGCAGATCAGACTGGAAGATGCAGATATAAACACACCAGAAGGCTATGCAGTGATAAAAGAAGCATATAGGCAATTTTTAAAACGGTGTTACTCTGGTATGAAATTAACCGAAAGAGATATGCGGAATTGGTTTGTATTGCAGAAACAGGGTTATGACTACATCCCGACAGGCGAAGAATAAATGAAAGGCGGTAAACGATATGACAACAGGTGAATGGATAAAAACGTTCAGAGAAGAAAAGGGACTCACACAAAGCCAGTTAGGGGATTTGTGCGGAATGGCTGATTCTGCAATAAGAAGATATGAAAATGGTCGTGCAAATCCTAAAATTGAAACGCTTCAGAAAATAGCGGATGCATTGGAAATTAATGTATTAAAGCTGATCGGCATTAAAACAGATCAGCAGAAAGCGAACAGATCACATGAGAGCATGAACGGCTTTGAATCATTTATCAGAGAAAAACTGGTATTTTTGGATATGGTGCGGAATATGGGGTTCTCAACAGATCAGTCTATTCAGATAATGATCTGGATGAATCTGGAAGATCTGCGTGACATGACGGGCAGTTATGGAAGTGGTCGTATTACAGAGCATTTATCAGATATTGCGAATTTAATACGCCAGTGATCGCAACAGAGACAATAAAAAATCCTATGGAAAAGCTGCAACCTTCCCATAGGACCATAGCCGGATAGAACCAAGCTATACAAAATCAACCAACAAAAGTGTAGCATGGATCCGGAGAAAGGACAAGGAAAATGAGAAAAAGAGAAGCAGTGAAATTGGCTGCAGAAATGGTTCTGGTTCTTTCGGAAGTTCCGGAAGATGTATACCAACAGGAAAAATTGATGATTTTATTATCTGCAGAGCATGAGCTAGTAAAGCAATACTGGAAGCGGATATTTGCATTGGCAGAGCAGCGCAGACCGTTGTTGCTGGAATGTAAGGGGGTATAGTGATGGATATTGAGAAATATACCCAAAATACATACAAGCACGTTCCACGCGGATATGAAAATACTGCCAGTACCATTTATAAATTGATGGAAAAGAACAATAACAATGCGGTAGATTGTATATTTGACGCTTGGAAGCTTGGCTTTGAACAGGCATACAGAGCCGCAAAAGCTGGAAGATTAGACTTCCAACAAAGATGATACACCAATAAGCAAACAGAGCCTTCCCGGTGTGCTGCCAATACTACCGGGAGTGACAGGCTCACAAGAATAACATCCGAAGATAGTAAATATAAAAGGAATTGAAGCATGATAAAAATTAAGGTGTCCTACACATCGGAGAATGAGCTTTCAGCCTTTCTCCGGCATGTAGGTATAAATACCCGGGCATGAGGTGGAAAAGGTCGGAGAACCGAAAAGGACGATACAGAAAGGCATACATTGATGTTGTCAACACAGAAGCACAGAAATAATCCGGAAAAATGGACTTTACCTAATCTGTCCGGTATGGTAAAATAATAATTGGATGAACTGAATAAATGAAAAAGTACCGCATTAGTGTGAGTATAAGGTTTCCAATTCTTCAAAAAAACATTAATGTAAACCAAGATATAGGCGTGGGAATAGTAAGACAATAAAAGTATACTATTTCTGCGCCTTATTTTATTTCAATTTTTCAGAAAATCCAAGGAAACTAATGAGCTTTGGACGGCAATTAGTGACTGGTATATGGCACCCGGCTAGGTACTTCTTGTATATTCTTCGACCTAGCCGGAAAATCCAAACGAACGCGAGAGGAACACGAGAGAATTACAAAAAATAGCTGACTCACAGCGTAAAAAGGAAGGACGAAAAACATGGAAAATAATACTGATATTCAGACAGAAACGCAGACAGGTGCAGAGGGCACACAGGAAAAAACTTTTACACAGGACGAAGTTAACCGGATTGTGCAGGATAGACTTGCCAGGGAAAAAGGCAAGGGCAGCGAGGAACTGGATAAAAGAGAAGCTGCATTGAATTATCGTGAAAGAAAAATGAATGCAGTTGATGAACTGCGAAAAAATGGCTTGCCGGATTATCTGGCGGAAGCATTAAATTTAAATACAGACGAGGACTTCCAGAAAAGCATGGAAGCAATTAAAAGAATGAAAGGTGAAAGTGCCGGAGTACAACCGGGTGTGATCGGGAAAGGCAGTCCGATCGGAGACGTGGGACGTGGCTACCATGATGATTCTGATCAGCTCCGGAATGCTTTCGGACTTAAATAGGTGATTTAATGGCTAGAGAGCTTGTAACAAAATACGCTCCTTATGTGGATGAGATCTTTTCACAGGAGAGTAAAAAAAGCCTGCTTACAAACAACGACTTTGATTTTGACGGAGCGGGCACAGTAAAGATCTATAAAGTTAGCACTGCCGATATGAACGACTACGGCAGAAACGGGGCGGCAGATGGAAATTGGAGCCGATACGGTAAAGTAGCAGATCTGGACGCAACGACAGAAACAATGACGCTGTCGAAGGATCGGTCATTTACGTTCGTAATTGATAAACTGGACGAGAACGAAACAGCAAGACAGTTATCCGGTGCAACAGCTTTAGCGCGACAGATTAGAAATGTTGTGGTTCCGGAAGTTGATATGCATGTATATTCAAAAGTGGCAGCAGGTGCCGGAACTGTTCTGGAAACAGAGCTGACCAGCGCAAACATCTATGAACAAATCTTGCTTGCATCAAAAACACTGGATGATGAACTTGTACCGGAAGAGGGCAGAGTTTTAGTTGTGACACCGGATGTTTATCGTCTGATGAAGCTGAACAAAGAAATTGTGATGGAAACGGAAATCGGTGCCGATATGCGAAAAAAAGGCGTTATCTCCAATCTGGACGGTGCGGCAGTGGTAAAAGTGCCAGCGGTAAGACTTCCGAAGGACTTCAGCTTTATTCTGACGCATTCATGTGCGATTACAGCGCCGACAAAGCTTGAGGATTACAATACACACTTGAACCCGCCTGGAATCAACGGAACACTGGTAGAGGGACGTGTTGTATACGATGCCTTTGTTCTGGAAAATAAGAAAAAAGCGATTTACTATGTAAAAAATAAGGCAGCGGCATAATTTGATTGTGGTAATCGTGCTTTTTTGACTCCTTAGAGGTGCGGTTGTTGTAATAGTGCCCCGGTTGTTTCTTCTGGAAGCTTCCGGGGTGACTTTATATCCGCAGAAAGGGAAAAATACTATGAAAAATCATGAAGGGTATCACGATCCAACAGCTGGAAAAGCAATCAGGCGAGCAAAAGCCAAAAGAAAGAAAACTGATAAACATTTGTATTTCAAACTTAGGGAGCTTGTAGGAATGCAGGAAGCAATAAAGCAGATCGAGAGATAACAGCAATGACAAACGAGGAACTTGTAGCACGCATCCAGAACAGAATAAACGCAGCGGAGTGTATGGCGCAGCTCTGGCAGCAGAACAGGGCATTTGTGGCAAAGCTTGCCAAAAGATACGCCGCCTATGAAGATATTGACGATCTGATGCAAGAGGGATTCATAGGCCTATGCAATGCAGTAGAATGTTATGAGCCGGACGGTGGTGCAAAGTTCCTCACCTATGCGGCGTATTGGATCCAGCAAGCCATGTTGCGGTATATGGCAAAATATAGCAGCGTGGTGGAACTTCCACAGGATGTTAGGACGAAGATAAACAGATTGCGGAAGTTTGAACGTGAGTATACGGCAGAATGGGGACGAGAGCCAACAGAGAAAGAAATACGGCTCTATTTTGGTTATAGCTATAAAGAGTATAGGCTACTGTTGGAAAGTCGCTCTATTTCCAATCAAGAAAGCATTGACGCATTTGTGCCAGGTACAGACGATTTTACAATCGGGGAAACGGTTGCAGATCCGGCGGATCAGTATGATCAGCTACTTGATCAGATGCAGCAGGAAGAACTTGCTGACACACTCTGGCAGTTGGTTGACAGTCTGCCGGAGCAGCAAAGTGAGATACTGCACACGCAATATGAAAATAACATCACCCTGCGGCAGGTCAGTAATAAATTAGGTCTGGAGTACCAGAGAACCCGACAGGAACGTGACAAAGCACTCCGAACCTTAAGAAAGCCACACAACAGTTGTAAGTTGGAATATTTCTTACCAGATCGTGCGCTTTCGCTGGCTTATGGCGGCGGCGTAGAGAGCTATAACCGGACATGGACCAGCTCAACAGAAAGGGCAGCATTTAAAGACCTTGGATGGTAGACAAACAGGTACTATTTTGGTACTATAAAACAGTGGAAACAGTGCGGACGGTGGTATTTTGAGCAATAAAAGTGTTAAAAATGCAATAAAAGAGCCATATATAGAGTGAAAATGTGTGGGTATAATTCCCCTCATCTCCATAAAA